AGCTTTGGAGACCTGGTGGCGTCGTTGCCAGACATGGATAAGATTGTGCAAATGCCACGGCGCAAGGTCGCCTAATACCAACCATGGCTGATCCTTCTGACATCCCGTCTGGGTACTTCATTTCCACCCCTACCAACAACGCCATTGCCAACGCTCCGGCTATTGGCATCGGTGCCGGCTACGGGGCTGCTGTAACCCAAGGAACCTCCAAGACCACTGGGGTCACCATCAACGCCAAGGCTGGTGTTATCACGACCCACGCCGCAGCTTTGGCTGCCACCACGACCGTCCAGTTCACCATGACCAACAGCGCCATCAGCGGCACTGACGTCGTTGTTGCCAACTGCGGCACTGGTGGTACAGCTGGTTCGTACCAGACCCACGTCGTCTCTGTTGGGGCTGGCACTGCTGTGGTCCGCTTGACAAACACCAGCGCTGGGTCCCTGTCGGAAGCGGTGACGATCAACTTTGTGGTTATTGACTCCGTCAACAGCTGATGTCAAGCGACAGGGGTGCTGGTTGGGTTGGCCTGCCAGAGCCCCTGTCGTCGGACTTTCGGTTCTTTCTGGTCCTGGTCTGGCGTCACCTGTCTTTGCCGGACCCAACACCGATCCAGCTCGACATCGCTGCGTACATGCAGCACGGGTCGAAGCGCAGGATCATCGAAGCGTTCCGGGGCGTCGGTAAGTCCTGGATGGCCGCGGCCTATGTGCTTTGGCTGCTGCGTCGGGATCCACAGCTCAAGATCATGGTGGTGTCGGCCTCGAAAACCCGGGCCGATGACTTCACCATGTTCTGCATGCGGCTGATTCGAGAGATGCCGATGCTCCAGTGTCTGGAGCCGGACCGGGAGGAACAGCGCTCCGCTGTGAACCGGTTTGACGTCAGGCCCGCAATTCCGGACCAAAGCCCATCTGTCAAAGCAGTCGGGATTTTTGGCCAGTTGACTGGATCCAGGGCCGACCTGATCCTGTCCGATGACGTGGAGACACCGACGACGTCGTGGTCTGTTGGCATCCGGGAAAAGCTCCTGGCCGCTGTCGGTGAGTTCAACGCCATCCTGAAGCCCGGTGGCGAGATCATGTTTCTAGGCACTCCTCAGACCGAGGAGTCGATCTACAACAAGCTGGCCCAACGCGCCTACGACGTGCGCATCTGGCCAGCTCGGTACCCAGAGAAGCCCGTCAGGTACGGCGACCACTTGGCCCCTGTGATCCTCGAGGGGTGCCCAGAGCTCACCAACCAGCCAACGGACCCTGGTCGTTTCAGCGAGATGGACTTGTTGGAGCGGGAGACGTCGTACGGACGGTCGGCTTTTGCCCTGCAGTTCCAGCTGGACACGAGTCTCAGTGACGCCCAGCGGTTTCCGTTGAAGTTGGCGGAGCTCATGGTCCTGGAGGTGTCGGACCACGGTCCAGAGAAGCTTGTGTGGAGCTCCGGGGCCGAGTACCGGATCAGCGACCTGCCAACGGTCGGCTTCAACGGCGATTACTACTACCGGCCGGCCTACATCCACGGCACCTGGTTGCCGTTTGATGGCTGCGTCATGTTTATTGACCCCTCTGGCCGCGGCTTAGATGAAACGGCCTACGCCGTCGTGGCTCATCTCAATGGCAATTTGTTCCTGCTGGAGTCCGGTGCATACCGAGATGGGTACTCAGAACCCGTTCTGCAGGGCCTAGCAGCGGCCGCAAGACGCCAGAAGGTCAACTTGATCCTCCTGGAGGACCAGTTTGGCCAAGGCATGCTGGAGAGCCTCCTGAAGCCGTATCTGCAGGTGCAGCATCCGTGCACCGTCGAGACCGTTCGGTCCAACGTGCAGAAGGAGCGCCGCATCATCGCGGCCCTGGAGCCCGTTCTCAACCAGCACCGGCTCATTGTCAGCCGTTCGGTCATCGAGGGCGACGCCAAGATCCGTGACGACGAGGCCGTCGAAAAGCGCCTGGCGTATCAGTTGTTCCATCAGTTGACTCACCTGACCGTCGACCGTGGCTGCTTGGCCCACGACGACCGACTGGACGCTTTGGCAGGGGCCGTTCAATACTGGAACGAATCCCTGGCCATTGATGAAGACCGTGCCATCCGAGAACGACAGTCAGAGCTCTGGGACCTCGAGATTCAGGCGTACATGGGTGACCTTGAAGGAGCGCTGGACCGAACTCTTCTGGGCGGCAGCCTTACAGATCTTGCTGCGGCCCCGGCCACCACGGGGTGGATCAGAACCAGGCGGTAAGAAGCCCAACGTCAGGGCCTGGGTGATCCGGCTTCCTGGCGTCTTCATCGGGTACGGGGGCACCAGGGAGACCGGATCTTTCCAGACTGTTGTCATGGCCGAGACAGAGGAGATGGCTTGGGAGGTTGCGACCACGTGCGATGTCTGGGAACGTATCCCGTGGAAGGTGGACAACGTCCAGATCTTTCCCAAAGCCCCACTCACAACCAGCAATGTCGGCTATTCGTCTCGCAAGCGCAGCTAAGTACGACCAGGGCCTGCCGCATCAACTGGCGGCCTGGAATGGCCTCCAGGAAACTCTGACGCCCAAGCAGCTTGAGGACTTTGCAGAAGCGTACAGGGCGGCCCCAGAGCCCAAGGTGGGCCTGTTTCAGCCCGGATCCCCGTTCAGCTACAAGTTGACCCCGAATGTGACGTATGGGGAGTTTGCCCAGCAATCGGAAGCCCGTCGGTTCGTGGCGCAGCATCAGTGCGACACGGCCCTGGTGCTGGCTCAGTTCGTCCAGAAGGCCAGGGACCACTTTATGGGACCTGCAATCATCACCAGTGGCTACCGTCCCCCCAAGATCAACGCCCAGGTGGGTGGTGCCAGTCAATCCGAGCATCTTTACGACGCCAAAGACACTGGTGCTGTCGACTTTTACATCGACGGGGAGTCCGTCTACACCCTGCAGGACTGGGCCGACAAGGAGTGGCCGTATTCCTTGGGCTACGGGGCACCCAAGGGCTTCATCCACGTCGGGATGCGCCCTGGTAAGCCCCGCATTCGCTGGGTCTACTGACCTTTGCGCTTGACGCCGGCTTGTGACAACGCAATGGCTAGGGCCTGACGGGGATTCTTGACCACAGGGCCGCCTTTGCCACTGTGCAGGCTGCCACCCTTGAACTCGTGCATGACCTTGGCCTCTTTCTTCTCGGCCTTGGTGGGTTTTTTCATCGTTTGACGAGCGGGGTAATGACGCCGGCCAAGAGCTCGATGGCCCGGTACAGCTTCACCGCCATTCTGCTGTACTTTCCAAGGGCTTCGTTGTCCTTGGGGGTGGGTGTCAGGTTCACGATGGCCACTGCAGCGCCGTGGATCGCCACCACGACAGCCACGTACTCAGGAATCCGACTGGTCATCGATGGATCTCAGGTGTTGCCCCGCAGTTTCGCACCAAAACAAGGACCTGTCAGTACTTGCGTTCAATGGCCCGAAGGCGCTCCTCGTGGTCCTGGAGCATGATCTGCATCGCGCCCAGGATCGTGGTGGTCTTGGCCTCAAACCGACCCAAACCACCGGCAATCTTCCAAAGGGCTGAGACCCCGGCCCCGCCCAGGCCAAGAATGGCAACAAGGGTGGCGGGGTCCACGGCAGCTGGTCTACGTCAAGACGCAAATTAACAGCGGATCCGGATCAGGCAAACACCCGATACGGGGCCACAGGAACCACCAGGAACTCGTCCCAGCCTTCGGGCAGGGCACCGATGAAGTTGACGTGCCAACCAGCCATAGGAGTAGCGGGCGTCACAACCTCACGGGTGTCTGGATCAACGACGGCGTCGTCGTTGTAAATGGTCCCAACGATGTCCATCGCGTGGTCGTGGGTGTATTGAAGATAGGAACCCTCTTCGTCACAGAGCCCAGCAATGAACGCAGCCGAGCGAAACACCGACTCATCGGGAAAGCGGAGAAACTGAGTCGTCATGGCATTAGGGGTAGCGGTGGGGCCAAAGGATCGACAAGGGGCTCAAAGACGTAGCCCAGGGCCTCAGCGCGGGCTTTGGCCACGTCTTCGTCGGTGAATGTTTCAACCGTGTGGGGCGTGACCAATTCGGTGCCAGGTGTCATCTCGCTGAACTGGAGGTAACCGTCATCGTTGTGGACAACGACGTAGGTCAGGGTGTCAAAAGTGTGAAGTGCCATGGGTGATTAAGCGTTACGGGTGATAGTCCAGCCACGGGTAACAAGGGCAGCGTAAGCAGCAATGGCTGGTGCTGTCCATGTGGTTGCACCGGCATTGGTGCCGCCCTGGAGGCTGAGGTTTCCGTTGCTGGTGTTAGCAGTGTCAATAGAGACAAGAATGTTTTCGATGGAGGCAGCGGTTAAAGCACAGTTGATAAAGGCATCAAGGTATCTGGTGCAAGTTGTGCTGTTGAAACGACCTGAGGGGAAGGTAGCGAGGTTGGTACAGCCTTGCCATGTACCACGGAAACCGGTGTAAGTACCGCTGGAATCAGAAGCAAGGCCAACGCAAGCATTGAAATTAAGTGACGGGAATGACGTAAGTCCTATGCAGCTACTCCAAGCATAAGTAAAGTTTGTTCCAGCAGAAGTTGTTAAAGCTGGAAATGCAGTTAATCCAGAACAAGATGCCCAAGTGCTATTAAAGTTTGTTCCAGCGGCTACGTTAAGTGATGGGAAGGAAGTTAAACCAGAACAACCTGTCCAACTATTTTGAAAAGTAGTTCCAGCGGTAGTAACAATGGATGGGAAAGAAGTCAATCCAGAACAATTAAACCAAGTACCAAGAAAATTAGTTACAGAACTAGTGGTGAGTGTTGGAAAAGAAGTAAGACTGGAACAACCCTGCCAAGCATAGGATAAATTAATGGCAGCAGAAGTATTAATAGATGGAAACGACGTTAATCCAAAACAATTATACCACGTATAACCAAAGTTAGTCCCAGCAGAAGTATTGATTGCTGGGAAAGACGTAAGTCCGTAACAGTTAGCCCAAGCACCATAGAAATTAGTTACAGTGCTGGTACTTATCAACGGGAATGCACCTGTCAATCCAAAGCAACCCAGCCAAGCATTACTAAAGTTTGTTGCAGCAGACGTATTGATCAATGGGAAGGAAGTTAAACCAGAACAATCTTGCCAAGTACTGTTAAAGGTTGTCGCAGCTGCTGTATTAAACGTTGGGAATGTACCAGTAATGCTGTTGCAACCAAAAAATGCTTCTTGAAAGTTGGTTACTGCACTTGTGTCTGGCAAGTTGGTCCGCGCTGCTGTTTCAAAATCAAGCTTGTTGCAACCATAGAAAGCTTGAAGCATCGTCGTTGGCGCATACGCCGTGCCCCACTGTTGAACCCGATAAAGATCCGTAGGTGTCGTGCTGCCATTGAACAACAGTTGCTTCAGGTTGCTATTGGTGCCATCGTTTGCCCCTGTGATCAGGACTTGATAGACACCAGCCGATGGGTAGGTCTTGGTGACGTTGGCATTAGCAGCAGAACCAATCAGTGTTGAGATCGTGCTGTCGCCCCAATCCACACGGATGTTGTTGGTACTGCCCCGCAGTGGAAGAACAACGTTCTTGTCACCAGTGGACCCACCCCCCTGGGTGTTAAAGACCATTGCCAAAGCAGCCGCTGGAATACTTGCGGCAGTGGCGTCAGCATCCTTGAGGGTGATGGTGCCTTGAACAACCCCAGCAGCAACAGCAGGTTGAAGCTCGCTGTTCCACATGTAGATGGAATTGATGTAGCCCGTAAAATTCTTGGTTGAATCAGTGGAGTCATAGCCGATCTCAAGCCTGTTCATGCTTGCTGGTACGTTGACTGAGTTGCTGGCAGTAGACCGCGACTGATCTGCTCGGTAGTGGTAGTTGCTGGCGCCCCAGGTGATCAGGTTGCGCTCACGGTTGGTGGTGGGCACCGGGAACGGCAGGGTTGGCTTAAAGGTTCCGTTGACGGAATAGACCAGGCCCGTCGATCCGTAAAGGTTGCTGGGTTGCTGGATCTGCAACAGGAGTTTGTTGTTGCTGGAGTTAGCAGCAGTCAGCAAGGTACGGCCAGAGCTGGCGTCAGTTGCCTTTGCATCGATGAACAGCGAACCAGTTGTTGGAATGGTGGTTGCGACGCTGATCTGGTCAGGGGAACGGGTGACGGTGGCGGAAGTGGTGGGGATGTAGGAGGTGGGGAAGGAGCCTGCTTCTAGTTGAATTCCCCAGAGAAAAACTGATGAAGCTGGCCCAAAAAACTGCCAATAAGTAGAACCGCCGCTGGGTATTGATACCGTGACTGGAAGAAAAACTTTATACCATCCATTTGCATAAGGCTGAATAGTGGCATTATTAAAACCAGAGACCGTGCCACTGGATAGATTTACAGTTGCAGTAGGATTTGTTTGGCCACTTGCAGAGTTTTGACCTCCAACGGCTTGCATCTGGAACGACGTGCCAGCATTGGCCTTTACGAAGAAAGAAAATACTTTGCTTCCTGTGACGCCAGAGTTATCAAAGTGAAGAGAACGATTGTTTCCTGTTCCCTGTGAAACAGACGTGGCAGTTGTTGTGCCATCAGGCGCCACGCCAGCGTTGGCACTCAGCACAACACCGTCTTGGTTCCATCCGCCAGTGTTGAAGACTGATGAACTAACGATGATGTTCGTCCTCGCCTCCTCCACCAGCAGCCCCAAGCCTTCCCCCGTCGTTGGATTGTAATCAAACCGTGGCACATTAACCGCCGCAGTCTGGATCAATCCATTGGATCCAACAAACGTGCCCGTAGTAGCCCGTGTATAAGTAAGTCTTGGATCAATCTGCTTTGAGTTCTGAAAGTTAAAACCGAGAACTGGACGCTCAATCGGATAAAGATTCTTGATGGTCATGGGTCAGCTCAGGGTAAGGGTGGTGGAACGCACAGTCCCATCAGAACCGCGCATCCGAATCTTGATGGAAGTGTTAGAGACGTACTCAAAGTTGATGTCCAGGTTATCCATAGGTGGTGAACCAGACGGTCGAATCTTGCCAACTTCATCCAGGAACGCAAGCTTGCCAAGGCTGTAGTTAAGTGGCACTTGACTTGCATCACCACCTAGGTCATATTGGGTGACAAATGGGTACGCAGTAGGCAGGGACAGTTCTCGTACTTTGAGAGCATCTGCCCCAGTGTTGAAGGCATCTGCAATACCGATGTCCCCAACGCTGCTGTAGATGCTGCGATTCAAGACATCAAGATCACCACCAAGTTCAGGACTAAGGTCAGCGACAATGTTGAAGCCGTAGGAACTTGGGTCCAGGTTCACAAAGCCTGTTTGTTGGTCAACGATGAACGTATCGCCAACTTTGAATTTGCCGCTCTGGTCGGTGCTGGTCAGCCATACCTTGCCGTTGTTCCGGCTGATGGATTCATTGGCCTCAACAGGCACACCACCGTTCTCAGGCAGGGCTCTGTAATCACAACCAGCCCCCGCATACTCCATCGTGTGGGACGCAGTGCTGATCAGTGACCGCAGGAAGAATTGAACTGATGTGCCAGCACTGAAGCCATTGATCAGGCCAAGGTTTTCAGCGCGGTTGCTTGGGTTCGGGCGGCTGATGGTAACGACCCAGGTGCCACCAGTTCCACCACTGCTGCTCAGGATGGGGTAGATGTCGCTGCCGATCTGAACCAGCATGTTGAGAGCTGGCTTGGTAGCACTGCCCCACCAACCACCACCAGCAGTGGAGATGTTGACGCTGAAGGAGGTGTTGCTAGCACTGGCTGTGCCAACAGAGGTTCCGGTAAAGACAGGAGAGCTGCTCTTGCCATCAGCAATCAAGCCGTACCGACCGAAGTCAGTCGTACCAACCTCCATGTTGATCTGTCCGCCAGACAACGCCTTGGCGTGGTAGTGACAGAAAAGACCAAAGAACGACACAGCCTGGGCATAGCCGTTATTGCACACCAGCAAGCCAGGGCCATCGAGGCACACCTGGGTGAACTCGTTAACAACGAAGCTCCGCAGGGGACTGCTGACACTTGGTACGGATCCGTCAACAATGATGCCGCCACCAGTTGGACCAGATGTCAGGTCACCACCAGTGCCGGAATAGTTGTTGGGGTCAAACGCAGCGTTGTTGATGCCGCTGTCGGCATAGTTTGTGCAGTTATTGATGTATGGGCTCTTGCGAATGATGCAGCCGGGGTAGAAGCCAGCCACCCAGCCCTGGTTAATGGGCAAGCCATAGGTCGCATCGCTGTCAATGGCGTTGGTGCCACGGGACCCAGAAGCCTTCAGGCCAGCAAACGTAAACCCGTCGATGTAGGTGCCGCTATTACAGCGGAACATGATCTGGGTTTCGGTAGCAACCGTTGGGTTGATGAAGCAAGACCGCTGTGCTTCGCCAACGATGGAAAGGTTGGCGACGGTGATGTCGATGGGCAGCGACTCGGTGTAAACACCGGGGGCCACTTTGATGATCCAGCCAGCTGAAGCCGAAGCCACAGCAGCCTTGATGGTCTTCTTGGGATTGATGATCCGGTGGCCATCGTCGGCATCATTGCCATTGACGGCATCCACATAGACGACGGTGGGCTGCGTCGTGAACGTGCCACCTGACGCCACACCTAGCCAAGCGGACCCGTTCCAGACCGACAGCGTCTTGTTGGCGTCGTTCTGGAGCCAGGTTTTACCTGTACGCCAGCCACTGCCGGCTGGTGTCGACGTCTGGACCAGCGTGTCGTGACGGACATCCATCTCGCTGGTTGTGGCGCCAGTGGTGCCGATGTACGCATTGCTCGAGACCCAGGTCTCGGTTGAGTCAATGGTCTCGTCGGTGTTGTTCCAGGTCGTGGTGTCGACGTAGGTCTTGGTAGCAGCGTCTTGGGCGGACGTTGGGTCACCCAGGCCCGTGATCTTGTTGGCACCCATCGCCAGGGCACCAGTCATGGTGTCACCGGCAGACGCGACTGTCGTCGAGTCCACGTACGTCTTGGTGGCTGCGTCCTGGGCGTTGGTCGGGTTGCCGAGACCGGTGATCTTGTTGGTCGACATGGCCAAGGGGCCAGTCATTGTGTCGCCAGCAGATGCGACGGTGGTGGTGTCGACGTAGTTCTTGGTTGCTGCGTCCTGTGCCGCTACCGGATCAGCAACGTTGGTGATCCGCTGACCACTGGCCGTGGGGTAGCCAGTGGTCGGATCCACGTACACCGATTGCTTGATGTCGTCGTCTAGCTCCTGCTCCTTGTACAGGTGCTGGTTGTTGGTGGTGTCCAGGTCAGCAGCGACCAGGGTGGAGCCGTCTGCGTAATCGACCAGGTTGCCGGGCAGGGGCGTCAGACGCCTGATCTCAACCCGAACCCCGGCCCCAGGGGCTGTTGTGAACTGGATGGTGCTGTCGTTGACCCAGGTGAAGGCCGACGTCAGGGTGTAGTTGACATAAGCAACGATGTGGTCCTTACGGATGTAGGGGAAGCCAACGGTGAACTGGGTGGTCGACCCGTTGCCCGCGTAGTAGATGTTGTAGGAGTAAGCCATCAGCGGTTAACGGGGGTGGGGGACCAGGACGACTGCATGCCGAATTTGGCTTCGTAGGTGGCCTGGGCTTGGGTGGCCTTGTTTTCTTCAATCATCCTCGCAAGCTTTGGCTCTGATGCCAAGAACTCAGCCTTGATGAATGGCTTGTAGTAACCGATCTCGGTGTTGATGCGGATGGCACGGGCACTTGTGGTGGCCTTGCTGGGCTCCGGAGGTGGCAGTTGCCAGTAGCTGGAGCCCGGGGCCACCATGGCGGTAAGGCCTTGGTGCAACGTCGATCCACGACCAGGCGGAATAAATTGGCTGGTGATCGTGGCCAACTTGTTCAGTTGAGTTTGGGTCATCCTGTAGTTCGGCACGTTGAACTCGTTTGGACTCCAGATCTGGAACGCTGTGCCGCGGCCAGACAGACGACCGAGCTCGACGTCGACCGGGTCCTTTGTCCCCTCCTTGGTGGGCGTAAAGGCCAGTGGGCTGAAGCCATTCACGAATCCTTTGAGCCAGGGCTGGTCCTGCGGCAAGTAATTGACGCCCCAGACTTGCTCAATGGGTGCAGGCTCCCCGGTCAGGGGGTGCAGGATCGGTGGCAGTTGATTCGACAAGCCCGGGATCTTGTTCGCAAACCGCTGTGCCAGCTCGTGAGCAAAGGCAAAGGGTTGTGGCAACTCGGACTTTTCGATGGCCCGTTGGTATCCGTCTGCGCCCTTACGGACGTTGTTGAAAATGGCGGGCATGAATCCGACGAGACGTCGTTGCACGTAGCCGGAGAACGGATCGACCTGGCCCTCGGTCGGAATGAAGCTCTTGTCCTGGAGCTCCGAGACAAGGTTGAAGATCTCACCGACGGACTTGTACATGTCCTTGGTGAACTGCGCAAAGCCCACCTGACGGGCTTCTTCGGCAACGGCCAGGATGAAGTTGGACGACAGGATTTTTCGGTCTTCCTTCGGCAAGCTGTTGTTCAGGTCCACGTGTAGGCCAATCAACGAGAACACGTTGGACACGGTGTCCAGGGCCTGCAGGTCCCACCACCTGGTCACATCACCAGTGGCTGGGTTCTTAAATCGGATCGAATACGGCTGGCGCTGGAGCCGCTGCATCTTGGCCCTGGTCTGTGGGTCGTACGAGCCAGGCCCACTGAACTCAACGAAGCCGCTGGTGGCCAGCATGACTCCACCCAGCAGCGTCATGTACGCGGTGGAGATTTCTCCGATGGCCCGGGCCCTGGTGTTGCGATCCTCGCTGAAGATGTCTCGGTAGAAGCTGTCGACGAAGGGGGCCCCGACGCCAGTGGCACGCATGGCGGCTTTGGTGATGTTGGCAGGGCTGGTCGGGAATGGGTTCAACAGGCCCAGGATCGGCGTGTGGTTGATCGCATCCTTGAACACCTTGGGGGCCCAACCAACTGCTTGGCCAACAGCCATGCCACGTTGCGCCCAGACCGGTGGCTCTTCTTTCATCCAAGCAAGAGCCCGGTTGTTGATCTCGGCGGTGTCGGTTAGGCCTTCTTCCTTGGCCTTGGCAATGCCGTACTCATAGGTCCGGTCCTGGAACTTGATGTCGAGGGGATCCGTGAAGTTGATCCAGTCCATGGCGGCCTTGGCATGGACCCCGGTAAACGCACCGTTCTCGATCATCCGGTCGTTGAGAATCACGTTGGTCCACTGGTTCTCGATCTTGGTGTCGGTGTTCTTGCTGGCCTCGGCCCAGGCTTGGTCACCAGTCAAACCGCGACCCTCAGCCTTCTCGAGCTCGAGGCCCATGATCCGGCTCCATTCAGCGCTGGGGCCAATGAGTGACGAGAAGAACGTGTCCAGTGAACCGGAGACCCGACCAGAGACGCTCAGGGCCTGCCAGGCAGTCTTGGCAAACAGGGCGCTCATGTTGGTGGTCTCAGGGTCAATCCACCATGGGTTGTCCAGGGTGTTGGCCGGGTCGCGGGTCTCGCCAAACAACGACGTCTGGTCCTCTTGCTTCAGGCTCCGCTGCGCCACATCCATCGACGTGGCACCCAGATTCCCGAAGCTCTCACCGGTCTTGAACGATTCCCCGACCAGGTGCCAAGCGTTTTTCCAGTTGGCCACGTATTGGCCGTACATGCCGATGTCGAGGCCGGCCTGACGCATGGCCCGGTACGCAGCCTTGTTGTCGCCTTTGAGGGTGGCGATGCCAGCTGCTGCGGTCTCAGCGATGGCCTGGTTGATGGGCATCGTGATGGCCCGGTAGCTCGAGCCAACGAGCATCTTGGTCCAGGTCTTGGGCGACCACAGGAGGGCTGCCCGGTACGCCTGCAGGAACATCTCTTGGTTGAGACGCCCGACGTCGATCTTGCCCACAATGCTGTTGAGCTTGGCCCGCATGCCGGGGACGGAACGACTCGAGATCGCCACCTGAGCAGCGACTTCTGTCATCTCGACGGCCTCGGGGCTCATCACCCCTTGCTCGATGTCGGACCGAATCTCGGGGTCGATCTTGCCCAGGACCGTGTTCATCGGGTTGGCGATCTCGGCTTCGATGTCGGTGCCCATCGAATCAGCCGTTGCTGGGAGTTCGGGCTCCACAGCAGCCTTGGACCCGACAATGCGGTTGGCGACATTGACGTCGTAAATGATGGTCTCGGGGGCACCACCACCAAGCTCAAAGTCCGGGCTGAACCGGACCCCGGAGTACCCCTGCTCCACGACCCAGTTCTGGAGCGCAGTT